TAAATTAAATTAAATGCAAAATCCACAAGACATTGTGAAAGCTTTAAGCTTTGGTAGTGATGCTAAAGATAAAGTTTTTACAGGAATTGACAAATTGACGCAGGCTGTTAGCTCTACATTAGGAGCTAGCGGCAAATGCGTTATCTTAGAAGATTTCATGGGAAGACCCATGATAACTAAAGACGGTGTAACAGTAGCAAACTCAGTAAATTTAAGAGATCCTGTAGAGAATATAGGAGCTACGTTAATAAAAGAAGCTGCTCGTAAAACAGTTTCAGAAGCAGGAGATGGTACAACTACCGCTACTGTTTTAGCACATAGTTTACTAAAAGAAGCAAATAATAAGCAAACTAGTGAAAGTTTACGTAAAATAAAGGAAGATATTCAAAAAGCATGTGATAGCACTATTAAGTATCTTGAAAAGGTAGCAGTACCAGTTGAAGGTGATATGATTGATCAAGTAGCAACTATATCATCAAACAACGACAAAGAGCTTGGATCTATTATAGGTGAAGCTTTTAAACAAGTTGGTAAAAATGGTACAGTTATGATGGATGCTGATGGTAAATCAGGTGAAACTACAGTTGAAGTAGTATCTGGATCTCAAATAAATCAAGGTTATACTAATCAAAACTTTGTAACAGATACAGGTAAACAAACTGTAACATTAGAAAAACCTTTAATTTTATTAGTTAGTTCGCCAATAAGTGTTGTAAGAAAAATACAAGTTGTTTTAGAATATGCTGTAACTAACAATAGACCAATACTTATTATAGGTGAATTAGAAAAGCAACCAATGTCTGCTTTAATAATGAATAAGATAAAAGGTAATATAAAAGCTAATGTTATTGCGCCTCCTGGTTTTAATTTCTGGAAAAAAGATTTTTTAGATGATATTGCAGCTGTAACTGGGGCTACACACATAAACGAAGAATATGGAGATGATATAGATTTAATAACTCCAGATATGCTTGGTGAATGTGAAAGAGCAATTTCAGACAGTAAATCAACTGTTTTAAAAGTAAAAGAAATACCAGAAGAAGCAAAAGAAAGAATAGCTGAAATAGAGGAGCAATTAAAAAGTAGTGATCCTAGTTTAAAAACACAAAAATTAGAAGAAAGATTAGCTATATTATCTGGGAATGTTGCAGTAATATCTGTTGGAGCAAATTCAGATGTAGAATTAAAAGAAAAGAAAGATAGAGTTGATGATGCAATACATGCTACAAAAGCTGCTGTAAAAGAAGGTATAGTTCCTGGCGGTGGTGTTGCTCTTTTAAATGCTGCTAATAATATAAAAGAAAAAAGTGATGGTACAGAGATATTTATAGAAGCTATAAAATATCCATATAAAAATATACTTGAAAACGCTGGTTTAGAGTATATACCACAAAAAGGTAAAGGTAAAGGAATAAATGTAGTAACTGGTAAAACAGTTGATATGATCAAAGAAGGTATTATTGATCCTTTGCTTGTAACTAAAAGTGCATTAAAAAATGCAGTATCTGTTGCTTCAACAATATTATCAACTGATTGTGTAATTAGTAATATGAGGGAAGAATGAAGGCAATAGGTGGATATTTAGTTATACAAGAAAAAAAGGAGAAAACAACTAAAACAAAAGGTGGTTTACTTCTTACAGATAAAATAAAAGAAGACATAAGATATAGACAGGGTCTTGTAAAAAGCGTAGGTGAATTAGTTCAAGGTGTAAAAGACAATGATAAAATTTACTATGATAAACACGCTGGGTTCAAAATAGAAATTGATGAAGAGATATTTCTAGTAATAAAACAACAAGATGTTGTTATAGTCTTATGCGAAAATTAGAAGCCAAAGATCTTAGAAGCATAGGATTGTTCAAGCATTATCGTGTTATACGAAAATGGGCTTGTAAAACATATAAACTAAAAGATGCTGATCTCGAACTTCTAATTTATTTTGATTGTTTAGATTTGTTTACTAGACAAGATTATCTAAATGGTGTTTATACCTATTCTTGGGATAAAAATCGCTGGGAGAGGTTAAGACGCGAAGGTTGGATAGAAGTATGGAGACATCGAAATAGAACAACAATTAAATACAGTATATATAAAACATCGTTTAAATGTAGTCAACTTATAAGTAGAATATATAGAATGTTGTTAGGTACAGAAGATTTACCAACTAGTTTACGTAGAAATAAAATAATGGAAGGTAATTCTTATTCAGATAAAGTAATGATTAAGGCTATAAATTTAATCAACAAAGACAAAAATAGATAATAATAATAAAAAAAATTAAAAATGGCATACGGGGATATAACACATAGTCCAAATCAATACAGGGCACCAGGTAAACCAGGAGTACAAACAGTTAGAAGAGCTGTGCTTTTGAAAGACAGTGGTAGCACTATTGGTAGTGCAGGTGTAAATTATTTAAGCGACACAAAAACTTTAGAACAACTAGGTGCATCAGAACCAGGAGGAGCAACAGCTTCTACTAGTGTTACAAAAGCAATTTTACATAATAATGCTGGAATTTATGTTGGAACAGCTGGTAATATTATGGTTGGTTTTGCTGGGCAAAAAGATGTAATAGAATCTGGAACAGCTACAGGTACCGCTGTAACAAATAAACTAGTTGATACTTCGCAGAATTTTACTGAAACAGTTCAACTTAGAGATTTTGTAATAAACACTACAGATGGCACTGTTGCTTTTGTTTCAGCTATAGATAGTGATACGGTTCTTAGTTTAGTAAATGTTAGTAATACAACATCAGGTCCTAGTTCTGATATAATGGCAGAAGGTGAAAAATATGAAATACATAGACCTATAGTATTTCAAAACGTAGCTGCTGGATCTTTTTTACCAATTGAGGTAAATAGAGTATTTAGCACTGGCACTACTGCTGATGATATAATGGCAATATATTAAGACATGGCTTTAAAATTAGGTAATAACGCATCAATGACCTATTGGGGTCAAATGACAGCAGCAGATACTATACTTGGTGGTGTTCCATTAACTGCTGATCGTACAGATATACCTCCAACAGGTGATAGTACTAATGTTGCTTTTCTTGCATCTGCAACTTATATGTAAAAAAAATAAAATAAATGGCTTTACAAACTATAAACATAGGTTCAAGTGCTAATGACGGTACTGGGGATACGCTCAGGGCCGCATTTGACATTTGTAACGATAACTTCGCTGAAATATACGACAGTACTACTGCGTTGCCTTATCGAATAGAAGGCACAAACTTCACAGGTTCTTTAATCATAGGACATAGTACCGTTGGTACACTTTCCTCAGCTACATACAATACCGCATTAGGATTAGGCGCATTAGACGCTATAACACAAGGTGACTATAATGTTGCTGTTGGTTATGATGCGGGTACTAATATAACAACAGGTAGCCAAAATATTTTAGTTGGACGTCAAGCTGGTGATGCATTAACTACGGGTAGTGATAACGTAGCTGTAGGTCATGGCGCGCTAAAAACAGAGGATGCGCATGGTAAAAACGTCGCTATTGGTTATGAAACATTAAAAAATCAAGACGCAGGTGCTGATGCGTATAATACAGCTATTGGCTATCAAGCTGGTGTGGCTGTTTCAACAGGTACTCATAATGTTTTGTTAGGAGGAAAAGCTGGTGATTCTTTAAATACGGGTAGTGCTAATATAGCAATAGGATATGAAGCTCTCCAATACGAAACCGCACATGGTAATAATGTAGCTATAGGACATCAAGCATTAAATTCTTTACGCGCAGGAGCAGCTGGTTATAACGTAGCAATAGGAGATAATGCAGGGGTAGCAATGTCAACAGGAACATTAAATACTATAATAGGTGGACAAGCTGGTCAAGCATTAACAACAGGCTCAAGAAATATACTTATAGGTGTTCGCGCTGGGGATGCTCTTACAGATGGTAATTATAATGTGGCTATTGGTTATCAGGCTTTAACTGATGATGATCAAGGAGAGCATAATACAGCTGTTGGTTATTTTGCTTTAGAAAATTACAATGGTGGAGATAATACAGGATTTAATACAGGTGTTGGATCACAAGCCGGAAGAAATATATCAACAGGTCAATACAATACAGCAATTGGTAATCTTACAATGGGCAATGGTGTAACAACTGGAGACAAAAATACATCTATAGGTTATAAAGCAGGTTATAATATTACAGACGGTGATAATAATGTTTTAATAGGCTCTGGTGCTGGTGACGCTATAACAACAGGTAATCAAAACGTAGCTATAGGTTATTTAGCTTTATCTCAAGAAGATAGTGGTAATAATAGCACTGCTATAGGATACTATGCTTTATATAATCAAAATAATGATAGTAATAATTATAATGTAGCTGTTGGACATAGTGCAGGTCAGGGTATAACAACAGGTACTTTAAATACATTGATTGGGGCTTTTGCAGGTGATGCTTTAGTTACTGGTGCTTATAACACTGCAGTTGGATATGAAGCTTTATCTACAGAAGATGGACATAGTACTAATAC